AGAAAACGCCCCGATCCTTTCTGCGCTACACCGATACCTGTAAATCCTATTTCTAGTGCAAGTTTAAGCACCTCATATGCTTCCCCACGCTCAACTCCAATGTCAGCAGCTTTGCCTGTGGTATGCGCACCACCTTTCGTTGCGCCTCGATCGATCTTTCGTGCCTCGATTGGATGGCTGATGTCTCTGTATGCCGATGTCACGCGCAATGGTTTCGCATAAGCTACACGGAGTTCTGTCAACATCTCCATAAATCTTGCGTCCATCTTTTCCAATCCAGTATGCGAGCAAGACATTTCCTCACTTGTAAAATAAGGTGATTCCCAACTCATTTCTTTTTCTTCTCCATGAATCCTTCAACAGCACCGCCGCCGAAATAGAACCCAAGAATGATGAGCATCGCATAGTTGATACTAAACTGCTCCATCACTTTAGTGACTGCATCAGGATCGCCTTGTCCTGAAATGGTCATTCCTAAGACCAAGACATAACTAAAAAGAAACGTCAGGCCAAACATCAAGGCTAGATAACGCTGCGCTAATTTGAATGGTGCATATGCGGACAGTAAGTCAGTTTTTGCCTTAGCCTTGGCTGCAATTTCTTCCTCTGTTGACGTGTGCATATTATCAATCAGGTCTAAACCTTTCTCGATCACATTGCCAGATCCAAGCATTTTGCTAATAACGCCAATCACTATGCGCCTCCAATATTGTGGTTTGTCTGAATACAGATCGCATCGTAGTTAACTTTCGGTTTTGGTGCTGTCGCCATGAATTCTTCATGTGCTGCAAAGCAAGCGTCCATACTAGGAAATATGCCTTGTGGCGAAACATAGTATTTGTCCGCCTCCAATAAGATCACGAACAAAACCCACATGACTTAATCCTCGTCCAAAATTATGTCGAATGCGGCAGTGACGCGAGCATTGTTAGAACGGACACTACACCGAAAATCAATATCTGACTTTTCAGGGACTTTGACCGGAACGCTAAAATCATAAAGATGTTGACCGCCATTACCAGAAACTTCAAAGCTATGACTAACACGGAAGGAATCGTCCCCAAAGGATCGAATAAACATATCACCAGTCGCGTCTGCACCTGCCTGACAAGTCGCCATAACTTTGAGGATATAACCTATCTTTCCGGCAGGGATCGTGTAGACAGCCATCAAGGTCTGTGCTTTACCTTCCTTGATTGTGGCAACCGTTGTCCCGCCTTTTTGCACAACAATGTCATCCGCATTTGTAGCAGAGCCATCGTGAATATAAGCGCGGAATATTCTCTTGAACGCCTGTGTGGTTGTCGTAGCAGTAGAACTGGAGACAGTGACCGTCTCTGACAGTTCGAGGTAATCATTGTCCAAACCAACCAAAACAATGCTCTTGCCGTTATCTGATGCGTTGACGGCAGGAATCGACAGCGTTCCGGCAGTGTTGAAGGATGACCAGGGATATACTGTATCGTCTACATCCCAGATCGTACCTGATTGATTCTGTGACATCGCAGGGACAGCACCGAACTTGTGAATATGTGTGATGTCGTCAAACTGACTTTTTGCGACTCCAAGACCGTAGTTTGGCAGTCGAATCATATCCATAAACTGAGACATCTAGATTGCTCCTTTGTTCTTTATGAGCCACAAAAGCCAAACCATAATACCAATTGCGCTTAGTGTACCGATAATAATTACAGATGCCAATGCTATGTCTTTGATCTTTTTGGCTTTCTTCTGTTTTGCTCTGATTTGAGCCAAGTGTTCTTTCTTGCGCTGCTCTTTGCGTTGTCTCTGAAATGCGTAGAAATCATGCAAGTGACCAGTAAACGCTAATATTTCGCGCAGTTCTGCTTCTGCCTGTTTTGCTTGCACAAGAGCAAGATAGGCTTCCATGTCGGATTGACCTTTATCTTGGACGCGATTTTCTAGTTTGGTTTTGTTATCAAAGAATGATGCAATCTGCTGACCGCAAGAAACAATGTCTTGACCATGCTTAGCAGTCTCTTTAATGACCGCTATGGCTGCATTGATAGCAACCAATTCTGCGATCATTATCCTGCTCGATTCTCAATGAGGCGATCAATCTTTGCATCTAAGGCATCAAGACGATCCATGACGCGATTGATGTCTGCATGAACCTCTGCTTTGGTGACGTATTCTTTGGCTACTTCTTCTCGCGTTCTATTGAGAAGAATCGAGAGGCGTTGTTGCTCTGACCACATGGTCTTTGCGAACCAGGACATTATGCCGAAACCGCCAGTTAATAAGATGTTCCACAGCATCAAGTCCATGATAAATCCCCATAGGTTTAAACAATTATACCGATTTCGGCCAATCGTTTATAGGTGCATTACCCGTAGAAATATCATTCTCGTCAACAGGAGTGTCATACAAAGCCATGAACGCATCGAGGTCAGCCGCGCCTGTAATAGCCGCCTCAATGGTATTTGATGCTGTCCGAACTGCCGCACGATAGGTTGTCACATCCGATGGCACTGTGTAATCAGATACTTCGGTTGCCTTGATTACCTGCCAATCTGTCTGAGACAGTAAGTTCGCCGCTGTTCTTTTTGTGTCGCTGATTGATTTGGCTTTTTGCGCATCTAAATCTACTACTTTCGAAGTCACAACGGGATCATCTTCCCATACCACTCCGAATGCCGCTTTTTCATCGCTTGACCAAACATTCCAGTTTGATGGGTGTTTAAATCCGTCATCGGACATCCAACCCCTGCCAATGCGAATTACTCGTCCATTATGTTTCCACATTATCTTTTACCTCGCATTAGAGTATTTGATGGGTTGTTCGGCAAATGCCATGAAAATATAAGTCTGAGCATCGTTGACAAAACCTGTGTTATTGCGCCATTTGAACCCGTTACTAAGAATGTCTACGTCATTTACCAAACCAACAGTTGACTCCGTGTCAGTCTCATTTGCGTAGAGAGCTGTATCGGACAAGTTTGAAGTGCTTCTCGCGGTATCAATCATCACCCAGTCAGTTGTAGCTGACATTGATTTGACCATGATAAAACTAGGCCGAAAACCTGTATAGACAAACGTGCCGCTAGTAGCATTGTTACCAGCATACGTACCAATCTTGCTAAATCCATCGACTGAATGGAACGCATAGCAGATGTAATCTTTGGCTGACTTATTAATCCCTGTGTTCGTATCAAGACCAATTGTTGATGAGTTCCACGTTACGTTACTTGAGGCAGAACCGGTTACTTCTCCGGCATTTGAGTCCAGTTTTACAAAGTCTCCACTTCCTGATGCTCCAATTACATCTCCAAAGACGTACCAACCTTGAGCTTCTGTGATGCCTTTAATAATAATTAATTCTGGAGCAACGCCAAGACCGTGACCAAACGTAGGACTTACACCGGCTCCAGTGTATTTGGCAATACTGAAGCCACTGGTTGTATTCGCACTCACAGTTGAAGTGATAGAGCCATCACTATTGCTTACACCAGAGCCGTTGGCCTTCCAACTCCAAGCAACGTAATCCTCAGTATTGGTGTTGACTTGAGCCAAATTACCTAGGGTAAACCCATCCACTCCGAATGCGGTCAAACCTTCAGACTCAGTAGTTTCAGCTAATGTACCGTCAGATTCAAGTTGCTTTGTAACGCCTCTTACCACGTCATATAGCGCATGGTTATCTGCGGCGTCACGATTTTTGATCCAAGTCCAATCTGGCTGGAAACCTACGCCCGTAACTGCCTTTCCGCCAGACCCAATCGCTGTGCCATTGCCCGCATACAACACCGTATTGAAGTAATCTTCAGGACTCTCATCCTGCGCAGGGTCTATCGCAGGATTTGGCAGATTGGCAGAGCTAAGTGCAAGATAATCTGTTGGCGGGGTGTAAACAAAGTCTTGCTGACCAAAATTGATTGCACCCTCTCCTATATGAAATGTCGTAATAGCGAATGTCCATCTGCCGTCAGCAAGGTTTTTCTGAACAATTTCAGTATTGTTCTTATACCAAGTTATTGTCTGTGTAGCGGAATCTAAGTCCAAAGCCATCCCAATAACATCACCGGTAGTGTATGAGGTTTCCGTCCCCGTGTTAGCAAAAGCGTTCCAGACCTGTCCATTTTCAAAATAACACCAGCCATCTGCTGTTTGACTTAAAAAGTGAGTAGGTGAAAGGTTTGCGGGAGTAAGAGTGTCTATATTGATGACACCGATGCCGATTCTGTCAGATGCTGCTTGGTTTTCAAAGATTATTGTAGTTTCGCAATACCATTTGCCTGTTGCTGGAGACTGCGTAGCTTTAGCATGAGACCATGCGGTAGTAGATCCTACTACCTGCAAATTACCATTATTTAGGTTTTGAGATGCAAGTGCCAGCGGATTTAACGTAGCGAAGTTATCCGTTGGGGTATCCAGCATTTGATCTGACGCTGTGAAATTATTCGCCGTCAGATCGTGACCTTCGCCGGAAGTGTCATCGCCAAAGGCTGAAGTATCGGCGTAGGTTAGCTTGAAGCCATCATCGCCATGTGAGCCTGTATAATCTTTAGGTATCCAGATTCCAGACTTCGTTTCTCCGAAAGAGCTTGCAGTTAATGCCGATCCGGTGACGAGATGCGTTTCCGCTAAATAGCCATCAAAATAAAAAGTACCACCGCCATACCTGCCTATGCGAGTTACTCCCGAACTAGTAGATAAAGATGCCGCACTTATTCCTGTTTTTATGGCAACGCCATTTACATAGACTGCCGCTGTCCCTGCATCCACAGAAAAAACGATGTGATACCACGAACTTGCATCACGCACTTTAATGTCTGTGCTTGTTGTTGTTGATCCGTTATAAACATAAATTTCATCAACATCGGTAACGCCGGTCTTGAAGATCGCCAATCCGGAATTGCCACTACTAAAAATATATTGGTAGTTTGCGGCAGTAATGTCACCACGTTTTAGCCACGTTGAGAATGTATAGGTGTTGGTTGCCGAACCAGTTGTGCGGCTCAAATAAGTCGAATCCCCAGAGTTGAATCGCAACGATTGAGCAATAGTCTTGGAGTAAAACTCTGCGCCTGCCGCAGCACCGAATAACTGTGAAGTATCAAACATTATGAAAACGCCAGTTGTGGTGCGCCTAACAGGATACGTCCTGATGCCGCGACAACGTATGGAACGATGTCAGTCGCACTAGCCGCAGTGGATAAGGTCAGCCCTGCACCTCCTGCTGTTTCGTAATCCGTACCTAATGATACTGCACGTCCACCAGTTCCGTCTTGAATAAATACGATGAAACCAGATTGTCCGACTGTCTCTGTTGTAGGATTCGCCAGTGTGACGGCTCCTGTCAGCGTTAAAACGTGATTTTGATGCGTGGCAAAATCCAGTGTGACTGATCCGGTGTTAGTAGCGTCAGTATTTGTATCACCGATGCCTCTAGCGGCCGTCAGAGTGCCTACCACATCAACATCGCCGCCATCAGCGATTGTAAGCCTCGCTGTACCTTCATCTGTCTTTAGTGAGATGCCTGCCGCATCAATGGCTTGAACACAGGCTGTGCGGAACTCTACTTCGTCATTTGTCTGATCGAGGTATGCGATTGTGATCCACGCATCATTGTCCTCATTCCGCATCTTCAAAAGATCGGTTGCGGTGTCATACCAAAGTTGACTCGCATAGGTAGTCGATGGAGCGGACGCACCAGAACTTGTCGAAATCAATGCCGCTAAAGCATTGTTCAGATCACTCCTGAAATTCGGAAATGACTGATTGTCAATTACTCCGTCATGTTGGCTCATGTGATTCGTCTCCCATAACCTTTCGCCATTATATCGTATGTTCTGTTCGCAGGGTTACCGCCAGAATCATAGATATTGATTTGATAGCCCTCTGTGTCGATGTTACTCAACACATAGTAATCGCCTTGTTGCTGATTCTGTACTGTAATACTTAAAGCAGGAATTGCTTTGAATGGATAATTAAAGTCTCCACTATTTTGACCACTAGCACCCGTTACGCGACTACTTTTTTCATCAATCCTGTCTGGCATATCTACTGTAGCAGAAAGAGTTGTGACTACCGGTGATGCTGTTGTTTCAGAGGTAGTGAGTTCTGCCCTAAACTGAAATGAACGTGCTGAATAATCTCCAACAACAAAGCGTCTGTAATCCGTCCATACTGAAGGATCGTATGTTGATGCTTGCAGTTCGTAGACTTTGAGTCCTGACGGAGTGCCGTGTTGCCAAGGATCTTGCGGTTCACCACCGACATTGCTTTGACTGAAGGTGGCTGTCCCGTAGAATCCATCGCCTGACCCATGCCAATGGCCGCTTTCCATATTTGAATTATTTGCTGTATTAGCAGTCCCGACCAATACATTATCAATCCATACTTTAATGTATGCCGGTGTTCTTGGCTCAAATTCCCAATTTAGTTTATGAGCATTTCCGTCAAAATAAGGTGAAGTCGCAATATCAATATCTACAACAACAGTATCATTTGCGTTAAAAGATGACGCTCCATCTCCCGCCCTTAGTCGGAATGTCGCACCAGAGTCTCTAATTCCCACAAACGAACCTGCA